TCAGAATATCCTGGGATCAAAACCATGAGCTACGCAGACCCTGGCTGCCATGCGCTTGAAACGTGGGCCGTGCATCTTCCGGTCCCCGGTGAGATATTGCCGGAGATGAATCATCTCATGCGCCAAACTTGCCAGCACGGTATTGCTGTGGCCATTGCTCATCTCGCTGACCCGGATAAAGGGAATGCCATCTTCCACACCAAAATCGGCCGACAGACCGGTCTGGCGCAAGACGTGAAAACCCAATTCGTCCGACGGCGGCAATTTCCAGCGACGAAACGGTTCCGTCTTGCAGAAAATCATATCCCGCCGCCAGCATGTCCGGTGTCAGCCGGAAGGTCATGATGAAGCCCTCTAAGCAGGCAAGAGAAAGGCCCCGGCGGCTCGCAAAAACGAGCGCACCGGGGCCAGCGTGCGCTCAAGCTGACCGGAGGGGGGCGGCCGGCGAGCGCGACAGGAATTTCAGAGTTGGATTCAGCTAACGATACACCCGAACCCCGCGTTCAATTCACAGGATCAATTTTCTGCCGATTCCAGAAGGTAAAATTCCCGTTCTTTGGTCCTAGCCACCTCGGCTTAGAATTAAATAGATCAGCGAACCACACACGCTCATCAGAACCGTGATCAAAGTGATAGCGGCCACCCAGAAACGCAGGAACAGCCCCTTCACATCCTGCTTCAACTCGGCCAATCCCTGGATGATGTGTCCCTGACGCTCGGCACAGACCTGCTCATGCGCGGCGATGGTCAGCAGGGCCCGGTTGGCCGCATCGCGCGCCGTCTGGTCGATCTCATCCGTCATTTGACGGCCTGTTGTTGTCGTACCCATTCCTGCAAAGCCCTTAATTGATCGGCGACTTGGTCATACTGCCCGTCATTGCGGGTTTCGGTTTCTCCAACGGCAGAGAGTGCAATGCCGGAGGGAGCACCATCAGGGCAGCCGGCGGGATCGGGAATGGGGCCGTGGGTGGCGGCATTGAACACCCGCACAAAGCCGCAAGGCACGGGATAATCGCGATCGATCTCAGGGGTAACATGCGTATGAACCTCTTCCTGACGTTTTGTCATGGCGGCTTCGTCCTTCAGCCGTGCCATCTCGAAATTCATTTCCACATCGAAGGTGATCTTGCCGCGCCGCTCGACGATCTGAACGGCTTGGCGTGCCTGCCGGCCGGCTATCGCCTGCCGATGCCAAAGCATCACCCGCCAGCTTCCGGCAGCTCCCAGGCATAAGCAGAGAGCGCCCAGGACCGCATAGCCTTTCCAGCCAGCAAGCACTGCCAACAGCCGACTCATGCGCGCTTCCCCTGGTCGACCAACCGCCCCAGCACGGCCGCCATCAACAGCGTCACAGCCAGCACGTGTGTCAGCCAGTCGGGCAACCAGCCGCGGACGGTCTCGGGAAAGGCCAGCACCGAAAGCTGGACCGCGCCCGCTGCCGCCACAAACTGGACGGAGAACCAGCGCCAGGCCGACTTCCAGTTGTTCACCAGCTTCATTTCATGCTCCACAGTGCGGCCTCGGCAGCCCGACGCTTCACCAGCCCCGGCATCACCTTGCCGTTGTCAAAGATCCAGGACTTGAGGCAGGCGGGCACGAGGCTGTAGCCGCCCTCATTCAGCTTCCGGAGCAGTGTGCTTCGCGCGAAGGCATCCGCGCCTTCATTGAAAACAAAACTGACCAGGGCGGAGAACTGATTGTCTGTCAGTGGCACCTTGATCAAAGCCGCCACCGCCTGCTCCGCTTCTGTCAGGTCGGCTTCCAACAGCTGCTCGGCCGGCCCAGCGCTGATGCTGTCACCCGGCTTGACGCCCCGCGTATGGCCATAACCAATCGTCCAAATGCCGGACGTATCCTGATAGGCCTCCAACCGGAACCCTTCACAGCTGCGGACAAGCGCCAGTCCCGCGGTGTTGATGGTCCGCGTCATGGTGCCTCGGAATGTTCAGAAAGTTAGCGGTTCGCCGCCAGAGTTGGTCAAACGACCCGAGATAAGTTCGTGGCATTTCGACGGGCCAAATCAACAGTCAGGCTTACCGGCGGCGCCTGCGTCACAGCTCGTTCAGCCACGGCTTATTTTGGCTTGACCCGGCGCAAGTCGAAAGTCCATCCATCGAAGCCACTAAGAATATGGCTGCACGACTTCCCAACATCGAACCCGGGTACAAATATCTTGCTGCCGCACTCATACCAGACGCCATAGGGGAACCCCGGTACGTCAGCCGCCCCGCCAACGCCGTAGTCTTCGTTCTTCTTCACCACCTCGCATTGGGTATCGCCGTAGGTGACCTTGCGATCGGAAACAAACACTTTCTTGCCAATATAGGCGTGCGCTTCTTCCGTACTCATTGCCTCGACGGGATCTGGTCGAACAGATACGATAATCCAATTGCCGTCAGCGCCGGTCGGGCAAACGCCTTTCGGCGGTGTGGCCGCCGCGCCCGTTGCGACACAGCAAAGCAACGCGATAGTGAATTTCCCGAACACCACAGCCTGCCACCCGAGGTCTGTCTAAGCTATGGTTATTTATGATTTGTGTAAACACCGTTCAAAAACATGTTGCGCTCGTAGTCGCGCCGTTCCGTTAGACCCGGCATTACTGCTCCGCCCGCACGATTCCATCGGGGAAACTGGTCGGCCGCGCCGGGATAATCCTGCCGATTAAGATCGCGCAGCATTTCGGAGTGCTTGGCGTTGAATGCCTTGGGAAGATTGTAGCTCAAGGAAACCAGCGCATCGAATTGCTGCTGCGACAGAGGTACCTTGACACTCTCCTGCACTATCTTTTGATGTCCCGCGATATCTTTCAAGAGAAGCTGATCTGCCTGCCCCGGCGTAAGGCCCTTCGAATAGTCTTCGCCCGGCTGAATCTTATGACCCCAGCCAACCGTATCGCTGCCTCCCTCCGGCGAAGGATATGGCGTTAAAGCGGGACCGCCATCGGGCCCCTTTTCATAACCCTTGAGAAATTCGACAAGGCGGGGGCTCGCCGACATCTTGGAAGGCGAGCCGGCACCGGCGGGCGGCAGGTCCGGCATCTGGAAATCGGCGTCCGCCGGGTTCAACTCACGCGGAGCAATCTTGGGCGGCTGCAATGATGACGCACCGTATCCGCCATCAGTCCTGTCGGGAGTTTCAAGATTTTGTCCATGAGCCCGGGTTTGCCGGAAAGCCGCTAAAGTGCCGCTATCCAAACCACCGAATATACCGTCCGCCATATCGATATCGCCAGTTCCGCGAGGACTGGTAGTCAGCTCATCCGGCATATCGCCATTTTTGGCTTCATCATCGTCCAGCCATCCATCGGTCACTTTTGGCATCTGAACCATGCATCATACTCCCACATGCTTTCCTGATAGCCGTTTCACTATTTCCCGGGAATAAAATGAGAAGCAGTGTTGAGGACATCGAGAAACCCGGGGGACGATGAGCTTGTTGTACTCTGCGTCTGCTGCATCGGCATCATCCCCAGCGCCTGGTTGCGCAACTGCTGCTGCTGAGCGGGATAGTTCAGCTGCCGCATGAATTCTTCATAGGCGGCTTCATCCTGGGTCTGTTGCAACGCCTGCTGCTGTGCCCCGACCTGGGAATAGAGTTGCCCCTGTTGACCGAGCTGGTTGAAATAGGTCTGGCCAAGGTTGGCATATTGATTGGCGGCATTCATCCGCAGCCCCGCTCCCGTCAGGTCATTGGCGGCATTGGCGGTACCGGCATTATAAGTGCCGGCGGCGTTGAACTGATCCGCAGCCAGCCGGTTACCGATGTCGGACAGCGCCGCCTGCTGCGCATTCTGGTAGCCCGCCTGCCGCAACCCCGCCGTGGTGGAGGCGACGTTGCGCAGATAGTCGTTGGTGGTATTGGCGTCCAGGACCGCCTGCCGCGTACCGCCAAAGGCATGGGCCGCGGTGGCCGCTTCATTGTCGGCCACACCTTGCACCTGTCTCGCATGCTGAAGGTCATTCAACGCAGCGTTGACGACATCGTTGGTATAGGGATTGAGATAGGGCCCAAGATCGGTGCCGGACAACTGTCCCGCCGTCACCGTTGGCGGTGCGGCCACCGTCGGCGCCCGGTAACTCAGCAAGGACCCGATCGTATTTTGCGCCTGGCCGATGGCATTCGTGGCGGTGGGATCACTCGCCGCCGACAGCAAGGCATTGAACCCCGCCGTCTGATTGCCATTGAAACCCGCCACGCGTTCGCCCGTATAAGGCTGGAACGGTGTGTTGGCGATCTGGCTCGCGGTATTGTAGTTCTGCTGGTACAGCGCCATCAGCGCCGGATCGACCTTCGTGCTGCTTTCCGTATGCGAACTTCCACCCATTATTCCACATCCTTTGCCATGACAGTCCACAGATGCCGGTAACCCATCTTCTCGCAGACAGGTTTCCAGGCCGTCTTGATTCCAAAGCCGATTATCTTTTTGCAGTCCGCGGCCCGCGCCCAAGCTTCAAGAGCCGGCTCCATTTGCCCGGTCAGTTCGCGCAAAGCCCTGCCCCTCACGCCACCGCCTGCATAGATGTTCAGCACCTTGCAATTCGGGTAGATGACGAACTCCGTCACCGCCGCGCAATTTCTCCCGGGCCAGAAATGCATGTCGCCGGCTGCGATGGCCTTCTCCACATCCTCGATCCGGTAAAGGCCCGTAGGCTCGATCGCCGCCAGAATCCAGTCCCGGCAGCGCGCCCACTCCCGCTGCAGTGGCGTCAAGCTGCGACCGTGCCGAGGGTGCCGCTGTTGTTCACCACCAGTTTCCAGAGCGATCCGTTGGGCGCCCTCAGCAGGACATCGCCACCGATCTTCTGGTTACGCCTGTCTTCGCGCTCCAGCAGGCCTCGGATCTGGGCCTGATCCGCCGCGTCATATTGGCCGGGAGCAATGGGTAGATTCAGCGGCATCAGCCCCTCGCCTCGCCCTGCATGATTTCCAGCTTGGGAATTCCTACCCGCCAGTTGGTCGCGGCATTGCCTTGCAGGGTCATCTCCAACTGGCCCCCACTGAAGCGCAAGTCCGTCTTTTGCGTCAGAGGATAGGGTCCAAAGCCCGCGCCGGCATCGTCGGCGTTGCGCCGCACCGTAAAAGCCGCCGTCACATCGCCGACCGTGGCCTCGTCCGGGAAAAGGCCCAGAACATGCGCGATGCTGTCGCCATTCCCAAGCTCGATAGGGCCAGAGGTGACATAAGGCGCAAGCCCGTCATAGGCCCAGCCCAATTCATGATCATAAAGCTTGCCGTCACTGGCGATCAGGACCGGATAGAATAGCGCATCCATCTTGTCGACACCGCAGGTCCGCGCCGCGCGGCCGATGGACCAATGATTGTCCTTGTACTGCCAAACCGCACAGCGATCGATTTCGGTGGAAGAACTGGAACAGTAGCGGAATTCGATCTCGCTGAAGGTCGAATTGACGATGACGGCGATTTTTGAAATCTGGATGGTGTTGATGTCGCGGCGGATGTAATCCAGGACATCGCACGGAAGCGGGACCACGGCGCCCCCGTTCCACAGCCAGAAATTCAGGTCCGCGCTCATCCATACCGCTTGTCCGGCGCCGAATTCGGCGATGGCCTGCCGCGATGCGATCCCGCAGCTTTCCCCGACCCGGTCGAAACCATAGACAAGCGTGCCTCCGACATATTGCGCCAGAAAGGCATCGGTGCTGGTCAGCAACAGGGTGCCGCCCCTGACCCGTTTGCCGCACATCAACCGCCCCGCAGTCTGCAGCGGAAAGCTGCCCGCCTGGTTGGTACTGGAAGGTGTCCAGTCCCTATTGTCTTCCTGGTTGCACCAGGAGACGGCGCGGGGATCGTCGGTTCCCAGGTCGGTACCCAGTGCAAACACGAATCTTTCGGCCGTGGTGACGACCGCATCGCAGAGCGGTGAATTGCTCACCCTGGCCGCATGGGTACCGGTCACCGGCGCCACCCATTCGTAAAGCTTGCGATCATCCGGGCTGACGCCCAACAGATTCTCGCCCCAGGTGTCCAGGGTCCACTGGGTGGCATCGCTGACCGTGGTGGTGGTGTCTGATCGGGGTGTACCGTAGGTGCTGACGCCGTAGGGGCCTGAGCCATAGCCGCCCGAGGCCACGGCATCCGCCCGCCCCGCCGTCAAGCCTGCAGGGGTGATGTCAAACACCGCGCCAAGCCGGTTGCAGACGTAAAGTTTGGAATGGGTCCCCACCCCGATCCATATATTGTCGCTGTTATCCCGCCAGGCGATCGCAGCCCTGGCCGATCCGCTCAGAGCCGATGCACCTTTCCGCCGCCACCCACCCACCGGACCGACCGCAGCCCCATACCATCGCACCAGGCCGGCGTCATACCAGCGGCCCTTGGACTGAAACTGCGTCCCATCCCTGAAGACACCGGGCGGCAGAGAAATCGGAAATCTGGCCAAGCTCTATGCTCCATCAGAAAGCTGTGCGTTGCATCCCCAACAAGCCATGGCTATGGTCCACACAAATGCGTGCAATCAGAAAATTCCTGGGACAATTCCCGTTCGTCAGGACCTTGGACTGCAAAATTCGGGGTTGGCGGCCTGAGGATATTGATCTTCAGGCGATCGAAGCATTGCGCCTGCCTCTAAATCTTCAATATCAGAAAGTCGCAGAAGCTGCCGATCGAATCGAAGGCATGCTATCTGCCTTCTCGATGGCAGCGGTGGATATGCTTCTCGCTTTTCAGGAAAAATCAGGTGCCAAGGGCGGTATCCTTGAAATCGGCACTTACAAGGGCAAAAGCGCAGTCATTCTTGGAAGCCATCTAAGGGACGGAGAACGGCTGGTCCTTGTCGATATCAATGATTATTTGGATCGCACGGCAATTGAGCCGATCAAGGATTCTACCGACTTTATTATAGCGCCGTCCGAAAAGCTGAAATCGGCCCTTCCTCGCTATCGCGCCAAACGCAAGAGCTTCCGCTTTATTCACATCGATGCCAGCCACGGCTATCATGAAACCTTCCACGAACTTCAGATGGCAGAAGAGCTATTGGCGCCTCTTGGCATCATTGCCATGGACGATTTCGCAAACTTAAATTACTCCCAGAACATCGCAGCCATCTTCAAATATCTCTATACGGCCAACACGCGGCTGACGATTTTTCTGGCGACGGACGAGAAGGCTTATCTTTGCCGAAAATCTGACTTCACGAAATTTGAAGATTTCATCTTGACCGCTTCAATAGCGGAAATGCGAAGCAGGGGTTCAGATTCGGTATTGGCCCGCACCTCATACAGTCGCCAATATAAGGCCATCCATCTTAGGCCAACACCGGATGGCGAAAGTGGCGGCTTTTATGGCAAAGCTATCTATCGTCGCGAAATTGCGGGAAGAATCTAGACAGTTCATGAACTTGAGTTCAAAGCCGTAAATCGTTATTGATCGATTATGCCCACAACGACAAACACCAGAGATCTCATCCGCGCGATACTGCCGGAAACCGCATGGAACATCCTTAAACGGGTTAAGGCCGCAGCGTTGGCTAGAAGGGATGCAAAAGAAGCCGCTGCTTTAGCACGGCAGCGAGCGAAAGATTTTTACGCGGCATACTACAAGCCACAGGTCGACAGAATTTTGCCCAACCTTCTCGAAAGAGGAGAGACGAGCAATTTTATTTATGATCTCAGCGAATACAACATGGACTACCTGGCCGCAATAGTAGCGTGCGCTGTAGAAAAGACGACCGAAGAAATTTCTAATTATATTCGGGAGGTTATAGATGATAGCCAACTTCGAGCTGCCGCCGAAATGCCTAGCGATATTCGATGTGGGTTCGGCCGTCGATTGGGTTGGTACGCGGTCGCCCGGGCCATTAAGCCAAAACTGATCGTGGAAACCGGTGTGGAACGAGGGCATGGTTCTTTGATTCTTTGTGCCGCGTTACTCCGAAATGCTGCGGAAGGTTATCCGGGTCAATACTTTGGAACAGATCTCAATCCCATCGCAGGCCGCCTTCTGAAGGGCAAATATGCTGCGGTTGGAAAAATCCTCTACGGCGACTCCATCGAATCTCTGACAGCCATGAACGGACCCATCGATCTTTTCATCAACGACAGCGACCATTCTGCTGAATATGAGTACAAAGAATACCAAGCCGTGCGCGATAAGCTTTCTCCAAAAGCGATAATTCTTGGTGACAATGCTCATGTTACCAATAAGTTGATAACTTTCTCGCGCGAAACAGGAAGACGATTCTTATTCTTTAAGGAGCAGCCGGAGAATCATTGGTACCCCGGTGCGGGTATTGGTATCTCGTTTCCTCTTAGTGCAGATCATCAATAACCTCGTGGGGACATGCTCTTCTAGAGCTTCTATATCGGATATTCGCCGTTGACGTAGAGCGTGTTGCCGGACATTACGGAATTAGAGACCGCGACACCGCTTGTCATGTTCAGTGACATCGTAGTCGTGTTGACCGAAACGAATCCGATCGCTGCTGGCGAACCGCCGCCAGTCGGAAAAGCCGTTATTGGAAAACCCGTCATCGGAACATTTGCCGCCGTAAACGGTAAGCCGCCGACCCTCACATTAGAACCGTCCGCCGTGGTGGGGAAAATAACCTTCATCGAGATAAGAACGCTCCCCTTCGACTTGCGGTAAATTCCCACCGCGAAGGAAAAAGTCATCCCCGCCCCGCTTGCGTCAATTGGTGTGAAAGTCCCCGTTTGGAATAACGTGTCGAGAACATCCGCATTATCGTTCCATGAGTCGCCCCAGGTGTCGCTGTCCGCGCCAACCGTAGGCTTTATGAGTGAAAGGTTCGGGGTCGTGGTCATAGCGGTATCCAATTTTCGGGAGTTGAGATTCGTGATGTCCAAACGTCGAATTGCGAAGCCTGCGGAGACCAAGCAACCGTGACCGGACCTTGTGGCGTCCAGATCTGGCCGCCTCCGCCGAAACGCACCGCATAGCCCGTCAACACATAGCCGGCTTGCGCGGCCGCCATGCCGAGCGCCTTATGAAAACTGATGGCCTGGCCAGACAACGCCGAGGATCCAAAGCCGGCCGCAAGCGTCTTGCCCTTGTTGATGGTGACCGTTTGACCGCTAAGGACATAGCTCCCCAGCGCTGCCGCCGCCTTCCGGGCCGAAGTCAGCGCAACGGATTCCCCAGAAAGGCCATATGAACCCTTCACTACGCTCAAGCCGCGTCCAACCCTGAAGGCGGCGGCTTCTCCGCCCAAGGCATAAGCGCCCTTAACGGCCGTGATCGCATAGACCGCACCGCCGCTCGCAGCGAATTCCCAAGCCCCGATATCCCAGGCACTGCCTTGCGGACGCGACGTACCGGCAATATCACCCGCCGCCGGAATGTCGGTCGTGTCTGCAGCGCCGGCGTCAATGAGATCGGACCCAGCCTTGAGACCGAAGTCCATCGCCGAAGACGTGACACCATTGAACTGGTTGGCGAATGTCCTGGATGTCAGGCTGCCGGTACTGGAAAATCCGAACGATGCCTGATCGGTCGCGTTATGGTCACCGGTGGAACTCGACAGATCGGTGAACCCGCCACCGAAGCCGAAGCCGGCTGTATTACTGATCGTGATGCCGCTGGTGCCGCCGAAATTCGCGATGGCTTTGCCCACACTCGACTTGTCGCTGGGCGAAACAATAGTGCAATTGGCGATCGTCGAGCCCGTCGCGTAGTAACAGAATATTCCGGTATTGTTGTAACTGATACAGACCGTGTTGGTGACCAGGTTGTTCGCATCGGCAATGAAGAGAGCCGCGCGATTTGCGTCCTGGGTTTGCTGCTCCTGCAACAGGCATCTGTCTATGTGGAAGGCGCCCGCGCCGAAATCGCCTGCGATGCAACCCCGGGCATTGCCGTTGGTGATCCGGACCTGAAGCCGGGAGATGGTCAGGAAGCCGGCGCTGCTATAGAGCGGCGTAACATAACCTGCCGAACAGGTTATGCCCACCCCCTTGGTGACATCGTATCTCAGCGGATTCGCGGCGCTGTCGAACGCGGATTGCCCCGCCGCTGCCGTCAACTTCTCATAATTGGCCGAGCTGGTGCCGCCGAGGGTAACGGTGGACGAATGAACAAATTCGCTGTCGTTATAGCACTCGCCCTCCCAGCCGCCGTTCGCGAAAGCGGCATGCCATGCCGCTATGGTGGAATAATTCCGTCCTGACGTCCCTATGCTGCTGACGGTCGCCATCTAGCTTGGCGGCGCCGAAAGCGCCGGCCTCCTGGAGATCACATTGGCAAGTTGGGCAGCCGTGAAATTCAACGTCACAAACCCATTCGTGCGCAGGTCGTCCGCCAGGTTCTGCAGAAGAGCAATCTGGCCTGCGGGAATCTTCGTCTTGTCGAAATAAAATTGCCGGTATTGCAGGTAAGGGCTGGGACCCTGCGGATCGGTGTCGCGCTCCGGTGCCAACAGATTGGATGCCTGGGCCACCGTCACATTGGGAAGCTTTATGATACGCCAGAACGGATGATTGCCGTTGGGATTGCCCTCAACAGCCTGGCCAAGCTCGCAAGCACCCCACCGCCAGCCATCCGGCACCACGGCAATGACATCTCCCTGTTGCGGATATGGCCAAGCCACATTTCTCATGTCGCGAACACACAGCAGGATTTCACACATAGGCTTCGTCATAGCCATGATAGATTTCGCTCGGATTGCCGACGGCATCCCGATGGACAAAGCAGCAGCGGTAAAAGGCCGGCCCCTCCAGCACCACAAACTTGTGCCGCATATTGGCGGGGATCGGGATGACCGAGCGGGGGCCGCCGCCTTTGATCTTCACCACCGGCAGCGCAAGCCATTGAAGTTCGCCACCGGCACCGGCTTTCTGCCGCCCGCCCTCATCCACGATCGGCTGAAAGCGATGAACTTCCCACAGCCCGCAAATCAGGTGGGTATTGTGGTGATGGTTGTGGGTGTGTGTATTCACTACGTCTCCGGTCTTCAGAAGGCCGGACGGCTCGCGAATGAATTCGTGACCGACGATATATTCAGGCATCGCTACTTTATCCGTTCCCATCTCGCTTGAAGGCCGATACCCTTGAGCGCCAGGATCACCGCACGGGCATGACCCACCGTGAATCCCGCATCGTCGCTTGCCAGGGCTTTTATCGTGGCGGTTTTTCCATCCACCGATGAAAAAGCCACCGCATAGTCGAAAGGCCTGGCATAGGCGCCGCATTCCGGCCCCACCCGGACAACCCCGGCCAGGACCTCCACAAAGGCCTGCATCAGGCGAGTTGCAGGACGCCGTTGGTACCGTCGAAATCGATGGTGAAGGTATCGCCGTTCGCCAGTGTGACGCTGGAACCATAGTCCCAATAAGCGATCAGGGGATCGGCCGGCGATGTGGGCGTGTCGTTGTAGAATACGACATAGCGAAAGGGCCCCACACTGCCGGACGCACTCAACACCAGGTCCGCGCACACCAGCTTATAGGTGCCCGAGGATTGGGCGCTTGAGCTCGTGGTGATGTTGCGCGAGGAACAGTTGGTGTAGGAAATCTCGGTGATGTCCGCCAGGACGGTGTTCGATGACGGTGTAGGGGCCGCATTGGTCAGCGCCACCTTGAGCTGATCGGAGCCCAGGTTGTGGACCTTCTCGGCGACATTCTCAACAAAGCAATCGAATTTGACATAACTTGCCATTTGGGGCCTCAGAAAGTGTCGGAGTTGGTGTCGAAATCCAGCGCCCGTCCCTGCCCGGTCAAAATCGGGATTTCCGTGCGCAGGATTGATTTGTCGGTGGGCATCGGATCGGCATTGCAGATATCGTCCAGCGCCGTGGTGAACAGCGATCCCCAGGTCGCCACGCGCCCATCATCCTTCAGATAAGGCGCCGCCTGAACCAGCGCGCCATAAAGATAGGCATCCGGATAGTCGCTCAAAATCCAGTTGCTTGTGGAGCCCGACAAAGCGGGAAACCGCCTCACATAGGTCAGTTCTGCGGTATAGGCCTTGTCCGCCACGGGGCAGAGCTGAAACTCTCCACCCACCACCGTATAGTAGGCGGGCGCGCCGGTAAGTGCCCGTGCCCGCCTCCATTGCTGGAATGTCGTTGGGTCAAGATAGTCCAAGACGATCTCGGGATTTTCCTGCAGCACGAACTCGACCGGTCCATGGAAATCGCCGGGAACCGCCACGAACTCCGTACCGGCCAGCAGATCCGCATCGGACCGGCCGATCAGCCGGCGCGGAATCGGCAAGCCGTGATTCTGCCGCCCCACCAGGCGCCGCGTCATCTGCGCCTCCGCCAGAGTGATAAAGTCCGGGATGACGGCGGCCAGGTCGGCGCGATTCAGAAAATCGGCAATAACGGCCTTCAGCCCGTCATAGCTGCCATCCAGCGCCATGCGTTCTCCTTCGTGTCGAAATCTTGCGAATGCGTCGTCCGCACCTAGTGCGGGTTATCGGAAAGTGCAGACCTTGCCGGTGGCTGGATCGAAGCTGTGCAACTCTCCGTCCAGAACAATCTGGCGGGGTGGCCCATTATCATCGAACTCGATTTTGTCGCCGGGATAATGGACGGCCCCAGGATCTCCATGCGCATAATCGAACTTGATCGCTCGGCCTTGAATCGCAAACGGGACGCTGTCGACGTTATAGTTGCCGAGATAAGACAGCTGCTTTTCTGCCCTCTCAAAAACGAGAATTCTGAAATTTGCGTGTTCGGTGCTACCGGTCTTGGTGCGTGGTGTTTCCTCCCACGAATAGCCCCAGATTTCATAGCGTTTGCCGCCGGCATCTATGGTGCCGGCACGCCAAGCCTTGGAATCGCCGTTCTCCGCAAAGCAGAGACCTCCCGCACGCAAAAGATTCCAGACGCCGGCATGATAATTTGTCTTCGCCGAGGCTGGCGCTGCGACCAGGCCTGCAACAACAACAGCCGCCACGATTCTACTGCCCCGATGCCCCATGCCCATTTCCTATCCTGCCCAGGATAGAATTAACATAATTGTCCTTATGGGGAAGGCCATTCGGGTCGATGGCCGGATTGGCATTGTACCGCCGCAACGCTTCCGGAAGCGACCGATAGCCGACGGGCCCACCATCATTGCCGTGTATGGTCGCCTTGTAGTGCAGCCAATCCAGCCCGCCATCAATACTGGTCTGAGGTGTCATCGCCTGTCCTTGGGACATACCATAGTCCGCCTTGCGGGAATCCCAGTCCCCTGCCTTGTTGGCCTGCAGTGGATCGCTCTCGAAGGCCCGCCGGTCCCCGCCACTTTCCTGCATCGCCCAGGACTTCATCATTTCAGGCGAGATATACTGGGGATCGCCCGGCTTATAGCCGTAAGTGCCGTTGTATTTTCCTGCCGCGTCGGTGAACTGATCGTCCAGCTCCGACCGCCACGCTCCCTTTCCCGTCTCCGGGTAACCGGGAATCTCTCCGATCGGATGCCGCGGACCCGCTGGGCTGGCGTTTTGCGCGCTTGCCCCAGCGGCAGGCGCAACCCCTGCATCCGCCAGTTGTTGATCATTCATGACTAAACTCAGGGCCGTACCGGGATAGGGCGCCGGCAGCGCATCCAGCACTCCGCCGGGTGTAGTGGTCGGCATCGACCAGCCATTCTCGTCTGCTTCGCCTGTCCAGCTCATCGTTATTCCTCAAAAAAAAGGCGGCAGCGCCGGTGCCGCCACCGGCGCCGCCGTCGTCTCAGTTGTTCGCCAGCCGGCAGGCCAGTTGCGGCCGCACCGTCTTGTAGCCGTACAGAACATCGATACGGCAGGGGAACTTGTCATTGGTGATGTCGTACTGGCGCACGATGCGCATCGACACACCGTCCAGCACTTCCCGCGCCGCGAAGTCCACGCCGCGCGGCAACACCAAATCGGCGGTGGCAAAGGCGAATGCATTCCTGTGATAGGACAGCGAAACGCCATGCGCAGCCGAGGCATTGCCGGCGATCGCCAGCGCGGCATTGTCGGCCGGCGAACCCGTAACGTTCTGCGTCGCACCTGACGTGACGATGGCCGGGCTGATCGCCACGGTCATGTTGCCCGAACCGTCCGCGGTGCCGTCGGCGGTGGCCACAAACTGCTGCAGGATACCGGTCGACAGCTTGGTTTCCGGATGCACCCGGAAGACATTGGCGATCGTGAAGACGTCGCCCTTCTTCAAGCCCGCCGTGCTTGCCGTCCAGCCATCGGTGATCAGGCTGGCGCCGGTCTGGCCTCCGGTATTGACCAGCGGCGTGCCTGCCTTGCTGCCCACCGTATGCGACGGCCACAGCGTGTTTTCCATGAAGTCGAAGCCCGCGGTTCGGCCCATATAGCCTTCGCGATACTGCTTGGCGATATTGGTCGAATCCTGGAACAGGCCTTTCAGCGCATCCACCAGATCCACATTGTCCTGGGTATTTAGGTTGCAGGTCCGGTCGCCCAGGGGCGCCAGATTGTCCACCAGGATCTTGCGCGAGTTCAGCACCTTGTTGAGGGTGATGGCTGCACCGGCATTGCTCACCTGGTTGTAGACGTCATTGACCATATTCATGGCGTCGGCCTCGATGGCGGCCGCCAGAACCGACATGGCCGGCTCCAGCACGCGGTCGGAGAAATCGTCCAGGCTCAAGGTCAGCTCGTTGGACGAGAAATTCACGTCCACGCCCTTTTGCGTCCCGACCTGCAGGCTCACCGACTGCTCGGTGGTGTCCTGGTAGGACGAAATCTGCGCGCCGGTACGCACGGTGTACTGGTTGGGCAGCCGGATCTTCAAGGTATCGCCGATCTTGGCGCCGTCCTTGGCGAAGCTGTCGTCATAGCCGCGATTGATGCTGCCGATGAAGTTCAGCTTCTGGTGCAGGATCATCAGCGCCTTGCGCGTGACCTGCGTGGGAGTAAGAAGTGTGTTGGTCATTCTTGGTCCTTTGGAAGGGGTTGGTTAGCGTTTGCGCATCCGCTCGCGCTCGCGCTTGGCCCATTCCTCGGCGCTTAGCGCGTCGCCGCTGGAATCGGTGGTGCGGCGCGATGCCGTTCCCCCTCCTCCGCCGACGCGCGTCACCGGGCGGGCCGCCTGCGCGGCATCGAATGCCTGCTGGGTCTGTTTCTTCTTTTCGGCTTCGTCGAACAGGTGCGCCTTGTGCAGAAGCTTGACGAAAGCAGGATTGTGGAGTGCCGCCTGGGCGATTTCCTGCCTGGAAATGCCCTGGGCGGTTCCATATTGAGCCAGCTTCACGTCGAGCTCCGGCGACCAGTCCGCGATAAGCCGCGGAAGATGCGCGCTGACCTCGCTCACCCGCCTGGCGGTCGCCCGCTGCGAATGGGAGGCATGGTCCTTTTCCTTCTCGGTCCAGGCGCGGGCCGCGCGGTCCCGCAGATCCTTGAGCTGTTGCCGCCGCTGCCACAATGCCTGTGCGCCTCGCGGGTCTTGTGCCTGCAAAGCCCGCCAATCGACCTGGTCAAACTGGGCGAGCTGATCGTTCAGCGCCACCACTCGCGCCGCGTCCAGAATGTGAGTGCGCGCATGCGCGACGTCCTGATGATGTCCGGCTTGTGCCGCCTCCAACGCTTTGCGGGTTTGCGCGACCTCCTGGGTCTTGCGGGTGTAGTCGGCCTGACGCAACAAAGCGTCCTTCAACTCCGGCGGCAGTTGATAGCTCTTGCCGTCGTAAACGACCTCCACAAACTCCGGATCGCAATCTTCAGGCAAGGCAACATCGTTCGCGGCCGAAGCCGCGTTCTCGATCGTCATGGATTTTCCTTAAAGTTAGAGACGCGCCAATGATATCGGCCGTGCGGCGTCGCTCACGGCAGGCAAAAACCGAATATTACGAAAGATCAGGTCTTGGCTTCTGCAAAGCCGGCCCGGCACCAGGAATCGCTAAGGCACCCATGACCAGCCCCGAAACGCGTCAGCCGCATTTCTGCGACACAGGATGCAGCGGAAATCCTTCGTGCTTTAGAATGATTTCCCCGGAAGCGGGAAAATTGCCCTTATAGGATACTGGCAAAAGCTCAATGCTGAAATCTTTCTCCACCTGAATTTGAACGCCCCGCTCGAACTCATAGCTAAGGCCGTAATCGTCCAATTTCGGCGAAAACTCATAGAGATATTCACATCCCCCGCTCGAAAGATGGAATACACCCTTGGCGCTCTCTCCGGGGTATTTGAAACGTTCGAATTGGTTTGGCGCGATCGTCGCATTCTTGGATTCCGCATGGATCTCTATGGCGCCGCCTGTGTTGTTGAACAGCGTCACCTGCAAAAACTTGGAACAGGCATTGAGAACTAACGATGCGAGCAATAACGCGGAAAACACGCCAGGCCGTTTCATAAGCGCCTCATTTGGACCAGGGCACCGGCGGCTGTTGTTGCGGACCGGCTTCATTCCAATTGTGTGACCCATGCCAGTTTCCGTCAATCAGTACGCCCGCAAGCCCTCCAAAAATATTGGACGGCAGATACAGCGGCCCCAACTGCTCTCCCTGATAAGTATGCTGTTCCTCATGCGGACCCACGAAATTTCCATCGTCACCTATGCCGGTCGGTTTGCCATTGATCACCTGCACATTGCCTAGCGTGATCGCCCCAACACCGCCGAACGGATTGTCAGTGAACTGCACTGCATTATTTCCGGTTGTGATACCAGGCGCGTTCTCTTGCAAACCGAGCCACTTGCTGGGCCAACCCGTCAGATAGCCCAATCCACCATATGCCATGCCGATGGCGCTATTCGGCAGATTCCAGATCTTGCCCGCAACGCTGCGGCGGTCTTCGCTCGTCTTATCGTATGGGACCAGCGATCTCGTTCGCGGATTATTGTCTTCGGCCTTTTGCGGGATAGGTGCGGAATCCTGTATCATATGCTCATCCGCGTTTCCTGTCCCAGGACTGTCAATGCTTGCAATATCCTGCGGGGACATCAGCAGTTGCAGTCCGCTTCCACCATGCGGTTCAGGAAGACCGTCCAGAATCCCGCCCGAGGTCCGCACAGAAAATCCTTCGTCTCCAACCCAGTATGGAGCCGGCACCAAAAACCCTCTGTCTATGGACGCTGTATCCTCCCCTGGGTCGGCATTGAATCCTGGATCCAGGTCGTCCCCCCAATCGAATGGCGTCTTCGGCATACTGACCATTTGTCACTCCAGTCTTTCAACCGCGTCCGATTCCGGTTTCACCCACCGCCTTCATCCGCTCGGTCTGCGCCTTGAAGGCATCGATCTGCAGCTTCTGGTTCTCGAGTCCCCGGTCCTGCTGCAACGCGCTCAATTGTTGCCCCAGCGCATTCGCCTTCTGCTGCAAGCCTCCGATCGCCGCCACCGCCTGCTGCGCCGCCTGGCGCACCACCGGATGCTGCAACGGATTGGCCTGATCCCCCGCCAGCACTTGCGGCGGCAACAGCGCATGCAGCCGCCGCGCCACTTCATCCGCGTCCGGCCAGTCCAGGTTCTTGGCCAGCAGGTCGCCCAGCACCGGCGCCGCCGGCGGATAGGCCTGGATCATCTTGAGGATCTGATCCGCCGTCTCCTGCCGCCGCGACGCGTAACTCGGGCCCGTTTCCACCGTCAGGTCATATTTGCCCCGGCCCAGGTCGCAGATGCGCGTCAGCGGCAGCCCCGCCTCATCGCGCTGCGGTTGTCCGTCCGGTCCTTTCACCACCAGCGGCTGCCCAAGCCGCACCGATGCCGCCCGGCTGTCCCGCCCCAACACCCGGATCATCCGCGCCCCGGAATACACCGTGGGGATCAGGTCGATCAGGATGCGCCCGCCATGCTCGATGGCGCGTGACAGATTGTCGATGAAATGGAAGTTGGAGGTATCCCCCTCCTGCTGCCGCGCGATGATCGCCTTGCCCGAGGTCTCATTGCCCTGCGCCCCCAGCGAGGCATCGTACATTCCCAGGATCGCCTTCATATCGTCCTGGGCGTTCAGCGCCTCCTGGATCGCCCCGATCGCCCGTCCGCTGTCCATCGGCTGGCGTTGCGGCGGCGTATCGCCGTCATATTCGATGAAGGCATGGTTCTGGCTGTTCACCGTCGCCCACTTGCGCGCATCGCTCTTGAAGGTCCCCTTGCGCCCGATGAACGGCACCCGCGGTGCCAGCGCCGTCAGCTCGGTCGACGCCGTGCGCCAGTAATTCAGCATCCGCTGCGCGTCCTTGGCGTCGCGGATCAGGCTGCGGAAATGCCGCTTGCCCTCGATATTCACTTCATCGCCATAGACCGGCACGATGGGAATATACTTCCCCGCCCAGTCAGTGCTCTCCAGCACCTCCGCGCCGGTCAGCACCGTCTGCGTCACCCGGTGGCCGTTGCACAGCCGTTCGCCCAGCACCGTCACGCCTTGCGCGCCCAGTTGCGCCTTCTGCCTGGCATAAACCTGCGCATCCAGCACCGAGCCGTCCGACAGCGCGACAATGGCGTGCCTCACTCTTTCGCGCCGCCACCATTCCACCACCAGCACGCTTTTGTCCTGGCTCCAGGGCGCCGCCAGCTTCTCATAGCCGCTGCCCGACCAGTTGACCGGCTCCGCGCCCTTGAACTTGGCGCGAAAGGCGTCGAGCGACAGCACCTCGGTGACAAAGCACTGGTTCCAGTCCGAGGAGTCGCTGGCCGTCGACAAAGGATCGCCATAGACGCTGAAAGGATTGGCGATGCGCTCGACCCGAAGGTCCAAATCGAAACTGTCGTCATCGGCATAATCGGTCCCGATGCGGAAATAACCGAAACCGTTACTGACCGCGCAGTCCACCGCCGTGTCATAGGCGACATCGGCCTTGCTGGTCTGTTCGATGTTGCGGATCAGCCCGTTATAGATTTCCGCAATTTCGGGATCGGCCTCGCTGTCCACCGGATGGACATTGATGCTGGGCCGGTTCTGCCGCGCCTCGTTCACCACCTGGCGGATGAAGGCCGGCTGCCGGTTGATGGTCAGGCAGGGCCGGCCGTCCTTGATGCGCTGCTGGCGCACGCTTTCCGGCCATTGCTCGCCCAGCTTGGCAAAGCGCAGGTCATCCAGCGCCGCCAGCCGGTTCTCGCTTTCAGCCTCTTCGCAGAGGGCAAACGCGTCGCGTGCGTCGGCGAGGAGTTGCTCGTCGGTCATTGTTACCTTGAATTGTTGTTGTCGTTATTGGGCCACCCGCCGGCGCTTGAGAGGCGATTAACCAGGAAAGCCGCCCATCAAAGGCACGCCATCGGTGCCCTTGCAGTTTGCCACCCGCCTGGGGATGATACGCCGTCGACCGGGGCCCATGGTGGCGGCATGCTCAAATACTTTGCTGCAGTGATTGCGATAATTGCGGCGATAATCACCCCTGCCGGGCCTGCAAACGCACAGTTGTTTCCCACCATCAAAATCGGTGATTACAGCGGCATCGATACGGTCGCGGTGTTTTCCGGTCTCGGCGGCTCACTTCATTTGGATACCGAAGGCACACTGATTTCGAAGACCGAGGACAGGGATATCCGGGGATGGGCGCTTGATGATGAAGCCAAGGCCCGCTTGCGCGAATACCTGCCTCCACGCTTCCAAATCGTGGATCTGCCCTATGATCGCGGCGCCTTCGAGAAAATGGCGGCCAGCAAGTGGTACACCATTTTCTCTTCCGATCTGCAGAAGTTTCTGAAATCGCTGCCGCCCGATAGGGTCGACGCCTATATCCTGCTTCTCCCCAAAGACCAGGCGCAGCCGCCGGTCTACGCAGGACCCGTGTTGGTCGCGGGAGACAAAAACGTCCGCTCCACCCTGTCATTGAGCTACCAGATACTGATTGTCGATGCCCGAACCTTGAAAACCTTGGCAAGTGCCCCTTCGCGGCTGCGCTTTCGTCCAACTGACAATGAAAGCCTGCCCCCGCTTTTTATTCTGCCGCCCGAATTGAAGATACAAGAGGATCTTATATTCCGGGATGTGCAATGGATCGGCGTCCACCTGGAATTGTCCACGCTCCTCAATATTTCGGTGGTCGAAACCTTGCGCGATTTGCAAATGGGTTTGAATTTGCCGCCGCCGGGCTTCCGCACCTTGGTGAAAATACCGCCGGAACAGAACCCTTATCGAAATGACAGGTCCGTCGCCATCGTGTCCGGGATCGGTGACACGCTCGACATGGAAAAATTGGGGACCCTGGTATTTTCCAACAAGAGCATACAAGTTCCAATTCCCCAATGGCATTTGGATCAACTGGTCGAAGACAGGGCAAAAGATTTTCTGTCAACGCGATTCACGGTAAAGGATATTGCGGTGGACCGTGAGATGTTTTCAAAATCACGGCTGACCGTTGAAAACGGCATGTTATCTCCGAAATTTTTCGGTCTTCCAACGTCACAGGACGTGGATTTATATGTTGTCTTCGTCAAATCGACGGCGCACCTGACGGGAATAAACCAGCAAGAGACTGGTGTTGGCGTTTTAAATACGACGGAAAGCCTCGCTCCCAATCTTCCCGATACCGAAGCTTTCGCGATTTACACCGTCGCGGTGCTGGATGCTCACACCCTGACGATAAGAGCGGCGGCGGCGGCAAGGCTCAGTCCTGCACACGCAACAGCCTCACCGGTCAAACTCCTGGATACCTCCATCTGGCCGAAAGCTGCTCCAAATATGACGGACCGGCAGCGGGATGCCATTCATGGCGCGTTGCAGGACATTTTGTTCGACAGCGTCCCAGAAACATTGCTGCAGTTGGGACTGACCGGCGCAAGACCGTTTATCGGTTCGCCGGCACCGCAGGGGCCACCCGAACCGAAAGCACCGGCGGTGCCCATCAACTTTTCGGCGCCGGCCATCTCAACTGTGCCATTGTCGCTCCAATAGCGTTCTTCGAAGGCTGCCTGGCCCGCTTCGCAAACCGCCCCCTCCTGCCTCGTGCTATCACGCTCGGCTGGCTACCACGTCATAGCAAAGGCCCAGGCCGCTAGCTCGTCGTCCGGCGGTGGCGGCAGTAGTTGTGCCGGCGGCCGGGAGCGAGAGGAGCGCCGGGAGCTGCGTCGCAAAAGGTAGTTGACGGGCTTGCGCTGCAAAAGCCAGCGCCTCACGACATAGACGGCGGTGGTCACATGATCTCGCACCGATAAGGCGATCATCAGCCCCGATACTTCCAGGGCCAGGCCCCAATCAATCCCAAACAGAATGGGCAGGTCGGCGCCCATTCCCAAGTCAACAATTAGACCCTTTAAGCAGAGCACCAGGATTAGAAGCGCAACTAGGCCTAAAAGCCGCCGAAAGGTCAGCCAACGCCGGACGCGCCCGAGCAGATCGGACGCGAAAACCGCCAACGCGAACAGCAATTCCCTCAAGCCTGCCTCCCTCGGATAGGCTTACGTGGGGTTGAGCCGCTCCGTCCACAAGGAGTGGCAGTCGCCCTGCCACCAAATATATGCCCCTCCCTCACCTCGCGCTATCGCGCTCGGTTCGGCCCGGCCGCTCGCCCAAGCTCGCGGCGTTCGGCCCTCAAATCGATCCACCGGATCGATTTGACCGGCTTCGCCGGTCGGGCCTCACCCCATCCACCCGCCTTCGAGCATTTGGGCCTGCATTTCCTCCCGCATCCGCTCCGGCTCCTCGTAAGCCAGGCACATCAGCCCAAAGGCGTCGGCGGCATGGGAAGACCAGTCATGCTCCGGCCCCAGTCCCACACTGCGCACCTCGTCCTTCTTTTCGTGATACCAGCCCAGCGCCTGCCGCCCGGCCTCCGTCTTTTCTCCATTGAACCAGATACGGGGAAACAGCCGCCGCGCCGCCTCGATCCGCATCATCGCCGCACCCTTGCCCTGGTTCTTGATCACCTGCACCTCGAACCCGGCATCGCGGACATGATCCTCATAGCGCTTGCCGGTGATCGAATTCGCCGCCACCCCGTCATGCGGCAGCACACAGATCGCCTCGCGCCAGCCGCGCGCACGCAGCTCATGGACATAATAAGCCAGCACCTGGCCCACGCCCTCGATATAGTCCAACACCCGGATTTCCCGGTCCACGAACTGAGCGATCCAGATCGCCATGGCATCGGCATTCGCCCCGCTGCCGCCGATGTCGAAGAACGCCTTGACCGGCAACAGGGGATCGCGCCCCAGCCAGCAGATGCGCTTCTGCGCCTTGGCCTCCGCCAGCGCCTGCGCGAAATAGGCACGGTCCAGCGCGCTGGCATATTCGCCGTCCCAGATATGCTCGTATCTTTCCGGGAACAGCCGCAAATCCGTCAGCCGCTCCTCCTCCAGCACCGGCGGAAACCAGGGATTGTCCCGCCAGTTCACTTCCACCACCGCCGCGTCCGAGGGCTTGCGCGCCCGCAAAAAATCGTCGATCGCATCACCCTTGCGCCTCGGATTCCAGCTGGCCCAGATCTGCGAGCCTTTGGCGCGGATGGTCGGCCTGAGCAGCGCCAGGCTCCGGTGCGACAGCGCCTGCGCCTCCTCGACCCAGGCCCGCTGAAAGCCTTCGAGACTTTTTATGCGCTCCGCTGTTGCGTCACGCATCCCGGCAAAGATGATCAGTCCGTCTCCCGGCGTCTGGATCTGCTTCTCAAAGACTTTGAATCCGTCCGCCTCCCCCAGCCCCAGCTCCTTCAGCTTGGTCTCGATCAGCCGCTTGGAGGAATCCTTCAGCGACTTCTGCACTTCCCGGATGCAGACCGCCAGCATCGAGCGTTGCGCCAGGCAATCCTCGATCAGCAGCTCGGCGAAGAAATGCGACTTGCCCGATCCGCGCCCGCCATAGGCACCCTTGTAACGGCTGGCACCCAGCAGCGGCACGAAGACCCTGGGCGTATCAATCCGAAGGATGCGGCCCGTCGTCTTTGCCGCCGATTTCGTTGGTCTGCCGAGGGTCAACGATCACCCGTTCAATACGCGCCAGGATCGGCAGGCCACTTTCTTCCCCCGCCAAGGGCTGCGCCGCCTTGCCCCAGCCGCGGTCCAGCAGTGCCTGCGCCGCCGACACCCGCGCCGTCGCCGGCCCTTCCTCATTGTTCATGATCGCCGCAAGCACCTTGACCGCGGCCTTGGAGTGCCTGCGCGCCAGCGCCTTGATCTCCGCCGCAGCCCTGGATTTCACTGACATCTTAAACCGCGTTCCACCCTCCCCTTGAGGGAGGGTCGAAAATGCCGGAGGCATTTCCGGGGAGGGGTTACGCCTCTTTGAAACAAAAGGCCCCGCTTTCGCGAGGCCGTCGGAGAGAGGCGCCTCGGGCGCAGTCATCTACCGTGGGAAAACTTATGATGCGTTTTGAAAATCCGCGCAAGCGGTCGGCATCCGCCCCGCCCACATTACAAGAAATCTTGATCCGCGCCTGTCACAGCGCGATCTGGCTCCGCAACGCAATAGCGTTTGCGGAAATATCCCCGGCCGGCGCATTGGCATGGCTCACCTGAATATTGTTGTAGTCCAGCAGGAACCGCACCGTCTGGTTGGGATACCAGTTCAATCCCACGCTCCAGATGTTCTGGATGCCGCCCGCCACACCCCCGGCATTGACCGCCGTCGTGGGCATGAAGTCCAGGTCCATGCTGCTGTAGCGCGCCACGACTTCCCAGGCGCCAAACCCCTTCTTGCCCAAGGGTGCATCCGGTATCAGGCCATGGAAGCTTGCGGTCACCGGATCATAGAGCCGCGTTTCCCCGCTCAGCGACCAGGTCGCCATCGCGTACCAGCCATGGAAACTGGGATCAGGCACGACGTTGCGCCGAGTGATGTCATAGTGAAACCATCCGCCCTGCCCGAACAACCGGCCCAAATTCAAGGCCGTCTCCATCCCGAACTCGGTTACACCTCGCGCATCCAGCGCGCCGGTATCGACGGTCCGGCTGCCGTCAATCGACAATTCCGGCCCCGCACTGAGCTGGATGACGCCGGACACTACCGGTCCCGCCGTCAGGTCCGCCGGCTTGAACACATGTGTCGCATCCAGGTTGAGCAGCCATCTCACATCACTGCGATCCACCGCCAGCCAGGCGACGCGCCCCACCACGGCCTGCTGTTCGTCAAAAGTCGCCGTGTCGGTGGTCTTGCCGCCCGTCAGCGCCAGCGACACCAGGTAGCTCGCGCCTTGCGCAAATATCTCTGCCCCTTCCCGTCCACTGCCGGCTCCGATTCCGCGGGCGATGGTCACCGCAGTGGGCCGTTCCATCAGCGCCAGGTTGGCGCCGCCCGTGGCATCCTCGACACTGTCGTAAGCCGAAAATGCGCCCACCCGGAAACCGACCGGCGCCAGCCCGTCATACTCAATATACGCGCGATACAAATAGCCGCGGTTCTCGGTACCGCTGCCGCCAAAATCATACGTGAAATTATAAGCCCAATCGCGCCACAGCGTGCCGGCGAAACCGAGCTGGGCCCTCCGGAAATTGGTGCCGCTGTTCAAATCCACACCGGGCGGATTGCGCCCTTGCGCGAAATAGCCGGCATCGAACTGCACCGTTGCGCGCAAAGCCATGCTGAAAGCGCCATCGGAAGACGCAACACTCAGCCGCCCGTTGGTGAGACCGGCTCGTGCCTGCCGGTCCATCTCCTCGCGTATCCGCGCCCGCTTTTCCGCCGCATCTTGCTGAAGCTGCTTCAGCCCAGCCTTGTGATCAGACGAAGCAGCTTTCAGCGCATCGAGCTGGCTCTGCACTTCCTTCAGGCGCTGGGCCAACTCGTCTACACGCGGATCCGCTGCCCATCCCGCCGCCGGCCACAAGGCACAAGCGCACAGCAGCGCCAGGCGCCATCTTTTGGAATTGCAAAAAAACACTTGAAACCCCCGGGGACCGGCCCTTCCCCACCCCAGCTAATTCTGCGGCCACGCCATTGATAGCAAAACCAGCCGGAACCGCCAGCCCGCAGAATTCGCACTGCAAAATGGGCTGGCAAGCATCCCCGTGCTGGACTGAGCTCAAAAAAGTCACGCCACCGGTCCGCGAAATCGCGGAACGATTCGTGCCGAGGCGGAATCCGCAACGGCGGAACCACACCGATTGCCGTCGCAATTATCAATCTGCCCGGAACGTCACCATCGACCTCACGTTACCGTTCGCGTCAGGGGCAATGAGCTATGGAGCAAAAAGAATGTTGCAAGGAAAAACCCTCTTCTCAGCGGCCGCGATCGTGGCTGTGATGGCGGCGGCCCCAATGGCTTCGGCTCAAAGTTCCTCCACCGTTGGTTCCGGCGCTTCCACGTCCGGAAGCGGCAGTGCGAATACCGCACTGGGAACCGGCGGTTCCTCTTCGGGCAGCGCCGGAACCTCCTCCAGCCTGGGCGTCGGCGCCGCCAGCGCGCAGAACGGCCAGGCCAGCGCCGCGCTGGGCACCGGTGCGTCATCGTCCGGCTACGGATCAAACGGCGGCTCTTCCTCCACCATGGGTGTGGGCGGCGCCACTGCCGGCCGCGGCTCGAGCAGCACCGCGCTGGGAACAGGCGGTTCTTCATCGGGCTCGAATAGCGGCAGTTCCTCCAGCCTCGCGGCGGGCGGCTCTACCGCAGGCCGCGGCGAGACCAACACCGCCAT